TAGAGAAAGTGCTGTTCCTCAATCCTTTGATCTTAGCAAGGACCGAAATAGAGTCGGCAAGCCTCACAAGGGTTTGATACAATACAAGGATGGAGTGAGACTTAAGCCTCAAGCTCCTGTCCTCGCTCTCCCCGTTGAGAGATTCGTTTTCCCACCAGTTGATGCAAATCAGCTAGGTCCTTTAGACAACAATAACGACGTTTTATCACATGTGATTAATAAGTATCACTTTATCGTCAATGTCTTGAGGGTCAAGGATGGCAGACCTGTCGTTGACAGGCTAGGTCACGCACTAAATGTCTGTGGTAAAGTTTTTGTTATGCCTTTGCATTTCATTTACTTACTTCATGACATACACTCAAATTCAGAGTACAGTGGAGCTAATATTACCTTCAACACGGTTACAAATTCTACCATGTATCTCTGCACTCTTGAGGACATTCTATCTAGCTTCAAAGCTTCGGTAGATTCGTGTAACAACGATATTTGTCTGATTGAAATCCCAGGTGCCCATCCCACATCCAAGGGAGCTATAAAGCATTTGTTAACGGAGGGTGATATTAAAAAGCTTATGAGGAGTAGTTCTTTTCCAGCTAGGGTCACCGGCACTTATCAGAGTGTAGAAACCAGGACTAACTCGTTCCGCAGTAATTGTGTGAATGCTTCTCTCGAAAGGGATTCGCTCATTGAAGCGACATGGGAAGCGGGTAAAGAAGATCCTCTCTATCTGTTGGAGTTGGGAATACGTTACAACGGTTCCTATCATCCAGGAGAGTGTGGTTCACTACTCACTGTTGATGGCAGGAGTTTTGAAAATAGATCTATATTGGGTCTACATGTCGCAGGTGGTAATGATTATGGTCTCTCTAACATCTTAATACAAGAGAACATGGTCAAGCTTATGGATTCTCTCTATCCCAAGGCTATGTTGTTTGCTGATGAGGAGGAACTGGATTACATAGAGCGTCAGCCTTTAAAGGCTCAAGGGTGCATGGAACCGTTCGGAAAACTTAAGAGCGGTTACTGCACGGCTTCTGTCTGTGTTTCGAACATCACGCGGTCTAAGTTATTTGACAAATTACCAGATCCATTTAGGAAGGTGGTCACATTTCCAGCAAGACTCAAAGCTTTTGAGAAAGATGGAGAATTATTTGTACCGTTGAAAAAGGCTCTGGAGAAATATAAGAAGGAGCCCGTTTGCTACCCCAGGGTTTACGTTCAAAAGGCTGTCGCCTCTTATGAGTATCTGATCCAACAGAGTTTTAAAGGGTCAGAATTCGCGAGGCGTAAGATATCTCTGAAAGAGTCATTGCATGCTTTTGACAATGTCAGGGGTATTGCGTCAGCCACTAGTGCTGGTTATCCCATGACTCTGAAGAAATTTGAAAACCTTAAGAAAGATTATTATCAAGCAATTATAAAGGAAGATAAAGAATTGGAAAATCTGTACTTCGAGCGCATCGCTATTGAAGTTCAAGTCGCAGAATCCAAATACAATAATAACATCAGACCTGCTTGGTTTTATAAAGGTTTTTGTAAGGATGAGTTAAGACCCTTGGAAAAGGTCGCTATTAATCCTTCAACTCGACTTTGTTCCGGCTCCCCGTTTATCATGTTGGTCCTTTTTAGGATGTATTTTGGTGCTTTTATGTCAGAGTACTTCCAAGCCAATTTTGAAGTGGGATCAGCTATCGGTTCCAATCCTTATAAAGATTGGGACAAGATGAGTCGTGCATTGCTTAAGTTTTCTGACAATAAAACAGACTTGAGCATAGGCGCAGGAGATTATAAAGGTTTTGACACAACTGAAAGACCTGAAATCTTGTGGGCCATCGTCGAGATAATAAATAGGTGGTATGGTGAGGATAATCAAGAC